AGCCGCGGTACAGCGCTCGACGTAGCCGATGAAGTGCCGCTGCAGTGCCGCGTCGTTATAGCCAATATCGAGCGTGACCAGGCCTTTGACCTGGGCACCGGCTTGGACCGTGAAGGTCGCCCGGCCCGGACTCTTGAGATCGAGGCGAACGTCATCGCTCACCAAGGGAACGACCACCCCGTTGATGGTCAGCACCTTGTGCAGTTTCATGCTCATGCGGAGTCGCCCAGGTAGGTGTCCACTTTTTTCAGCACAGCCTCAAAACCGGTCAGTTCCTGGGGCGCGCTACCAGATCCTCCGGAACCGCCGGTGCCGCCGGAGCCATTGACCCCATCGCCCGGGGCAGACTGAGACGTGACCGCGTTGCCGGTGCGGCGGTTCTCGACCTTTTCCGGGTTGGAGAGCTTTTCGCTCAAGGTGAACTGGATGATCCACTGCGCCAGGCTGTCGTCCTCCCGGGCGCTGACGCCATCGGCGAAGGTCACCTGGCGGATGCCGAAGGCCTCGGCCGTGTCGTTGACGATCCGATACGTGGTCAGTTGTCCGCCCTTCTCGGTCCCTTCCGCCAAGCGCATTAGGGTGCGCAGATCTGCTTTCTCCCGGTAGGGAATGGTCAAGGCTACCGTCAGAGTCTTGGGCTTGAAGCCCTTGTGCGACTTCTCGGTACCGGACGTTTGCCCGCCCATGTCATCGGCCTCGATCCGCAGGTTTGCCGTGACCTTCATCCGGTTGCCCAAGATCTGCTGGCCGTTGAGCAACATCGTCATAGGCCCACCAGCTCGCGTACGAATGCGAGTCCCTGCAGCGAACCCACCAGCATGACGCCGGACGACAGCACCCATTCATGCCCTGGTGAATCGTCCCCGGCGAGCAACTGCTTGCGCAACTCGGTGGTGTCACCTGGACCCAGCAACCGGGCCTGCATCGAGGCGTCGGGCGTGCCGTTGGCCAGCAGCTCCTTAAGCGCCGTTAGGTTGCCGGCCTGGCTTACCGCTTGGTCCGCTTTGCGCTGAGCCAGTTGGGCCAGATCGTCCAGCGGCGAGCTGTCAGCCGCGTAACTTTCCAGTCGGGCGACTTGGCTACTGATGGCCTGCTTGGCGTCTTTTACCAAGGTGCAACGCTCCAGCGGCAGATCCGACCAGCGTGGCAGGGTGCCGGCGGTGGGCAAAGTCCACTTCTCGGCCTCCAAGGTGAACAGGTTGCCGGCGCGGCGTTCGGCCTTCTGCAGATCGGCGATCGGTAGCAGCGCGTTGAACTTGGCCAGGCTGCTGGCCAGACCGTCATACCGCGTGCCCAGGAACAAGATCACCAAGGCGTGCTGCTCACCCGCCGGCAGGTTGCTATCGCTGCCGTCCTGCAGTTTGTCAGCCAGGCGCTGCAGCAGATTCGGCGCGGACAGGAAGCGTTGACTGCCCTTGCCCTGGCCGACGCCGCTCTGAAACGGTGTCACCGCGACGCAGCGCGGCACCTCGCCGAACTGCGCATCGAGCGCGGCCAGGCTCTTGTCAGCCGCCGTTTTGGCAAGCGCGCCCAGCGGGTTGGGGTCGATGCTGACCAGGTCGGCCAAACCTTCGACGCGCTGCGCAGTCTTGCTCAGCTCGGCGGTGGCCATGTTCTGGACACCGGCCAGCTCGTCCATCCACTGCGTGGACTTTTCGGGCCAGCTCATGGCCACGGGTGTCCAGTTCATGGCTGCTCGCCCCAGATCACGGCTTCCATGGTGCTCTGATCCTCGTCGGCCAAAGCCTGGTCCAGCTGCTGCTTGAGCAGATGCGCATATTCCAGCAGCTTGACCTTAAACACGGCGAGGTCCCGCCCGACCTCCTGCAGTTGCGCACTTGTGTGCATCAGGAATTCCCTGGTGCCATCCTCGTTGCGGCATGGGTGCGGCAGGTCCTGCCCGCTCTGTACCGCGCCGGTCAGGTTCAACTGGTCGTGAATCTCGCTGCTGTAAGCGTGCGGTGCGCCGAGAGCGGACGACCAGAAACCGGCGATGATGACCGCTTCGCAGGCCCGATCAATCTCCTGCAGCTTGCGCTCATGTAGTTGTGGCAGCAGTTCACCAGGAGGCTGCAGTTTGCCGTTGACCAGCATCCAGCCCGGGCGAACGGTCTTCGCGCAGGGTATCCAGATCATGGACGGGTGAAAGCGTCCGGCCGGGTCAATGTCCGTGAGTTCGGCCACGGCGCCGTTTTCAATGCGTGCCCACATGTAAGCAATCCTCAGTACAAAATAGTGACGGCACCAGGTGCGCCGTCCCCTGCATAACCGCCGTTGTCCATGCGGCCACCGCCGCCGCCGCCCGGACCACGGCCAGCGCGGAGCGAGCCGCTGGTCACGCCGGATGCTGTTACGGCCACGCCTGCGCCGCCGGGACCGCCGCCGGCACCGGCGACCGACGGGGTGGTGGTGCTGACTCGATAGCCCGCATGACCATCGCCCAGGCCATAGTTTAGGTCGCCGCCGGTACCGACACCTGTGTAACCACCCTGCCCGCTGGTCTGTCCGCTGCTACCGCCGGTGGCCGACATGTACGGACCGAACGCCGATGAACCACCGGTGCCGCCGACGCCATTGGTCACGTCGTACGATGCGCCCGCGCCGCCGCTGCCCACAGTGATGGAAATGACTTGCCCTGGTGTGACGTTCACCAGGCCTTCGGACACGCCGCCGCCGCCACCGCCACCGCCAAACACGGAGCTGTTGCGTCCGCCGCCACCGGCGCCGATGACCTTGGCGAAGACCCGGTAGACGCCTTCTGGCACGGTCCAGGAGAAAACCCCAGGCACGGCGAAGACCTTGTGAGCGCGGAAAGGAAGCAACTGCAGGGTTTGCAGGGTCGTTAGGGCGTCAGAAATGCCCGCGCCGGCCAGCGTGGTCGGGTTGGTGCCACCTATGACCCGGCCGCGTTTGTCCACCGTGACACTGCGGTAGGTGCCGGCGGCGATGCCGGCCGGACCGGACGCCACTTCGAACTGCAGCGCGGTGACGCCTAGGGTGATAGGGCCATCGGTAACCAGTTGCAAGAGGCTGTCGCCGTTGAGCGCGCCCTGCTCAACCGGAACCAGCATCCCCGGCGTCACTTCCAGACTGACGTCGGCATCGGCTGCCCGCGTCCAGTTACCGCCGGACACGATGTAGATCCCGTTCAGCGAGGCGTCCGCCTGGTTCTTCACCAGCACGCGGTCGCCGCTATATACCGCGATGTCATCGATGCGCTGCGAACCGTTGAGAATGATTGGGGCTGTAGTTGCAGCGAGGACGGACTGCTTGCTGTCGAGCTTGTTGATCTCGTCGCGCACGAAGGCCCGGGAGGCGAAGTAGCTGACCAGCGCGGCGTCGATCGGCTCGACGGTGCGACGGTCGACAATGCTGTTCGCGTTCGCCAGATCCGCGATCGGCACGCAGTAGTGACGCACGCCCAGGCTGTCGGCGTAGTCCGGACGAGTTGCGGCAAACACGATCTGCCAGCTGGCCACCACGTCGCTCAGTTCGCGCTGCAGGGCAACATCCAACCAGGCGATGGTGGGAAAGCTCGCCGGCGCAACAGCCAGAGCAGCCGACCGCATCACGCGGATGCCTTCGACATAGGCGATGCCGGGTTTCACCTGGTACGCGCTGCCGACCTTCTCCAACTGCAGCGCATTGCCGAAGAAACAAGCGCGGCCGAACATGTCGCGGTTGCTCAGGCGTTCGCGCTCATCGATGCCGGCCAGGCGGATGGTGAAATCGTGCTGCCAGGTGCTGGCATCGATCGTGATGCCGGTCAGCGCCTGGGCACCGTCGAAGGCCACCAGAAAGTTTCGAGTCAGGTTGTTGCCGATCTGCAGCGGCGGAATGTTGCGGCGCTTCTCCTGCAGGGCAACGGTCGCCACCGCAAACAGGATGCTTTCGTCCGTCTCCAGTCCGATCCAGTTGAAATCCCAATCGCCCTGGTCAGATCCCAGCTGCGCGCTGTAGACCACCTGGTTGGGGTTCACATAGCCCGCGCTGTCGAGGGCGATGTCGTGCGTGTAGACGATCTGGCCGGCAGGCGGCTTGCCGGCGGCTCGGTCGACCGGCAGCGCAGGGTCCAGACCGGGCACGTTGGCAAAAATGAACCGCACAACGTTGAGCGGCTTTTTCGCGACGATCTTCTGGGCGATCAGGCTTTCGCCGGCGAGGGTAATACTGGCTCCCATGGGGGCTCCTACAAAGTGGCGATCAGCGTCTGCTGGTCGTCGTTGAATTCGACCAGGCCGGCCCCAAGCGTTACGGGGGTCAGGGTCACGAAGTCATAGCGGCGGCAGGTGCGGCCGTACTGTTGAATCAGCACGCGCAGCAGCTCGGGATTCTTGGAAAGCTGGGAGTCGGAGAACCGCAGCAGCACCACGTCCCAGTCGCGGCCGGGCATGCGCTCCTCGATCTCCACGTAACCGACGCCCAAGCGCTCCAGGATGCGTTTCATCCCGGCGGTGCTGCCCGCGTCGACGGCGTTGATGAAGGCGTACTTGACCCGCAGGCGGTACAGGCTTTCGGGCTCGTTCTTGAAGCGGGTAATGTCCCGCTGCCAGGCCAGCAGATCGAGCACGACCAGATGGCAGGTGTCCGCGTCCATCTGCATCAAGGGCCAGCGCAGCCAGCCCTCTACCGTTTCCCACCAGCCCTGTGCGGCGGCCTTGAGCTTGGTCAGCTCCGTGCCCTCGAGCCAGAACGGCAAACCGAGCTTAATCATGCAGAACGATCTCCAGGCTCTGGATCCTAGGAATGTTCAGCTCGGACAGGATGTCGGCGTTTTGGAAGTCCAGCGACTCGATGCCGGCGAACTGCTGGTGCAACTCTTCGCCCAGGCGGCTGAACGAAAAGCGCGACTGCGGCAGTGTCAGGGTCGGCTGGTAGTCACTGGTCGTGCTTTCGCGGAACGCTGCCCGCACGAACTGCTCGACCTGCTGTTCCAGGGTCAACCGCTGTTCGGCGGTCAGGGTCGAGCGCGGCCAGATCTGCAGCTGCAGCGCGTGAAAGGTTTCGGGCATAACCATCACCTGCAGGTCATCGCCGTGGCCATGGTTGCCTTGGTCGCGGATGTGCGTATTGATCTGCTGCAGGAACGCCTCGGCCGGAACGCCGGCGTCGAACAGCACGAAGGCGTTCGCACTGCCCGGGCCGCGCGGCGCGCCGTGCTCGAAATACACGCCGTCCGGACGCACGCCTGGAAACGCCGAGATCATGGCGCGATAGACCGCGTCGGTGTGCCACTGGTTGACCGCCGAGAACTGGTTACGGGTGCGCAGGCGCAGCTCGTCGTCGGGCTCAGGATCCGCCCCGGGCGTGGTCAACCAGCCGTCGGCGTTCACCACCTGGGCAATGCCTGGCACAGGGACCGGCAGAATCGCGTAGTACCCCGGGGCCAGGTTGAAGCCGGAGCCGGCCTCGATCGCCTCGACCGGAATTTCCAGTTGCATCAGCCCATCGGCAAATTCGCCGGCGGCGGTGGTGCGCAGTTGATAGACGTGGCCATTGATCGCGGCGGACTGCACCAGGGTGCCGATCGGCACCGAGAAGGCCCCGCCCGGCGCGGTGCGGGTGAACAGCAGCACGCCGGCGGCGCGAGTCGCGCCCTTGCGCTCGACGTTCACCGCCCAGGCCAGCATGTCCAACCAAGCGGCTTTGGCGGTCTTGACGAAGAAGTTCGGCAGCACCGTGGCCACGAAGAAATCGAGGATCCACAGCACCGGCTTAGTCACCAGTGCGGTGATTACCCGCCAGAACGGCGAATAGGCGCTGGTGTTGGCCACCTTGCTGCCCTGCGCGGCCACTTCCTTTTCCCACGCCTGGCGCAGCCCGGCCTCGGTGGTCGGGATGCCGGCGTCGGTCAGGGCCTGCTTGAAATCGACGTCGCTCACAGGGTCACCTCGATCGAGCCGAACTCAAGCGTCGTCGCCGTGACCAGGTACTGCCCAGGCTCGACCTGGGTGATCGATGCGGTCCCCGGCACCAGGCGCAGGTCGGTTTCCACCAGCAACTCCAGCTGCTGGATGCAGTCGCGCTGCCGCAGGCGGTCACGCTCGGCCACTAGGGTGACCAGCAAGCCGCTGTCGCGGATCATGTGCGCGATGTCCTGGGCGATGCAGGCGCGATCTTCGACTGGCTCGGGCTGACGCGAGGGATCGAGCACCAGGTCGTTGTTCTCGATCAGCAGATCGATATAGACACTCATCCGCCGATCGCCATGTTCATCATCCCTTCCATCTCCAGAGGGGTCATGGGTTTGCTGGTGTAGATGTTCACGTTGCCCACCTTGTTGCCGTTGGAATTCTGGTTGGTGTTGTTCTGGATGCTGGTCAGCAGCCCGCCCCGGGGCACCGCTTCCGGCCGCGAGGGTGAAAGGCTGCCGGTCGTCGGTGCAGGTCGCGCTAACACCTCAGCGCCTTGAGGGATCGGCGCAGGTGCGGCCAACAGCGCAGCGCCTTGAGGGACCGGCGTAGGTGCGGTCAACAGCGCAGCACCTTGCGGAATGCCTGCTGGCAGCACCGGTGCTTGAATACCCGGGATCTCGGGGGCCTTGGGCATCTCGCCGAAGGCCGCATCGATCTCGATGCCTGGTATCTTGTTGAGCATGTCGATCAGGCCGTTGATGGCACTCCGGAAGATGGCAACGATGCCGTCCCATGCGGCCGACGCCATGCCGGTCCAGCCGCCGATCGAGCCGAACCAGTCCGACAGGCTCTGCAGCTGCGCGGCGATCCATTTGAACGCGGCGGTATTCATCAACGCGCCGGTCCACTGGTCCCAGTAGACGACCGCTGCGACAACAGCCGCGCCCAAGGCGATGATGCCGGCGACGATCAGCAGCACCGGGTTGGCCAGCATGGCGGCGTTGACGAGCCAGATCGCGCCTTGCCAGAGCAACATGCCGGTGCGCACCAGGGCCATCCAGGTGTAAATCGCCACCAGACCGACAACGAATGCGGTCACCATGACGGTGTGTAAAAGAAACATGGCAATCGAGCGGAAGCCGGTCCAAGTGAGCAGCTTCCAGACCGTGACCAGGGCCAACCAAACCATCTTGCTGATGCCCACCACCAAGGTCATGGCGGACATCGCCGCGACCAGGCCGAACACGGCCAGCACGGTGATCCCCAGCACGCGGGTGATGTTGGGAAACAGCTGCGTCCAGCGGGTCAACGTCGAAGCGATACCGACGAGGCGGTCCATCAACGGGGTCAGCATCGGAATCAGCGCCTGTCCAAAGGCGATGCGCAGCGCCTGCACTGCCGCGCCGAACTGCTGCCATGGATCGACCATGGCCTTGGCCATCTTCTCGGCGTTCTCCAGCCCACGCACCTTGCCCAGCTCGCTGATGCCGCCGCGCAGCCGGTCGGTATCTTTGGCCAATGCCGCGATCACCTGGGCACCTTCGCCACCAAAAGCCTCGGTCAGTTTGGTGCCCGCTGCCGCCGTGGTCAGGTCACCGTATTTACCCTGCAGCTTGTCCAGAATCTGGATCATCGGCAGCGTGTTGCCAGCGGCGTCGGTGAACGCCAAGCCGGTTTTCTCTGCAGCAGCTCCGATGTTTTCGAAGAAGGCCTTGTAGCGCCCGCCGGCGTCGCCGCCTTCCATGGTGCTCGACAGCGTGCCGATCACTGCCATCTGTTCAGCCACGCTGATGCCCGCCGTGGTAGCGATCGCACCAACTTCCTTGAAGGCGTCTTTGAGCTGGGCACCGTCAGTGCGAAACAGCTTCACGGCCAGGGCGGTTTGCCCCGTCAGCTGTTCGACCCATTGAACCTTGCCCATCTTGTCGGCTTCGGTTTTGAACAGGGTGTACATGGTGCCCAGGTAATTGCTGGTGGTCTCGGTGTCGGCTTTCGTCACCTTGGCCAGCAGCCCGCTTGCAGCCGTAATCGCCGCCAGTTGATCGCCGACCAGGCCCTTGATTGCCCCTTCGATGGTGCGCGACGACGCCACGAACTCGGCGGCGCTAGTCGCGTAGGTCACGGAGAACTCCAGCGCTTTGCTGTTGAGCGCGGTCAGCGCATCTTCCGTGACGCCCAGCGCACGCACGTCGCCCAGTGCCCGATTGACCTCCAACGCCGGTTCCAGGGACTCGGTGATGGCCACGCCTGAGCCGACCATGCCGGCCAGGCCCGCGCCCATCTTGACGATGTTCTGCTGCCCTTGGTCGGCGAGGTCGGAAAAGCTGGTTTTCACCTTGCCCAGAGGCGCGCTGACCTTATCGGTCAGGCTCAAGATGAAAGCCAAGCGGGCGGAACGGTCAGCCATCGGGGTTATCCGTTAAAGGCAATGGAAATGCCGTTGGCCACGGCCATTTCCATGCGTCTCCAATGTTCGTCTTCCAGCCACTTGGCAGTGCCCATGTTCTCGATCGAGGGCGGCGCGCCAGGTAGCCAACGTTGGGTCAGGGCCAGCAACTGGCCCAGCCCGTCTTCGGTCAGTCCTTCGGCTTGCGCGAGGGCTTTTTTACGATCACTTCCACGTCAGGCGAGTACTCCTCGAGCAACGCGCCGGCGATGGTCATGGTGGTCACCGGGTTTTCCAGCAGCGTTTTGAGCGTGGCTTTCTCGTCCTGCTTCACGGTGCCCATCAGCAGGTTGTGCGCCGGGGCGACCTTGTTGGCTTGGGTGGTCGAGTTGAAGTACTTGGTGATGTCCTGCGGGGTCAGGGAGAACGTGAATTCCTGCGCGCCGATTTCCAGGGTGATGTCGCGGTTTACTTCGGTCATGGTGCTTTCCAAATGGTGGGTTCAGGGTTGTGCCGGCGTGCCCAGCACGACGCGGCGGATGTAGTCCTGCAGGCCGAGAATCATTTGCCGGCTGCGGGCGAGTTCGTCTCTGAGGGTGAAATAAGCCGATCGAGCGTCTGCTGTGAGTTCGGCGGTTCCTGCATCAGCCAGGCCGGCGGTGCCGGCGGCATTTGGTACGACTGAACAGGTCGCGTGGACGAGCAGCCGCTGATCACGATCAGCAACAGCGCGCTGCAGACGTTTTGTTTCATTGAACGCACGGGTCAGTGCCTCCGTTCGTTGGGTATCGATCGAATCGCGGGCGGCGAGCATTTCGCCGCTGATGCGGGCGGCCTCGCGTAGACCATCGCGCTCGACTACGGCGGTGTTGCGCTCCTGGACAACGGTTTCGTAGCGGCCAAGCACCCAGTCGACGGCGAGCCAGATCACCAGGCCAACGAACAGAGTGCGAAACAGCAGCTGTAGCGGGCCGATGGTCATGACAGGCACAGCCTCACCTCAGCGAGACGGCGGTTATGCAACCCCTGAATGAAACGCTTCTTGCCATTGGCCAGGGTCACCGAGGCCCACACTGGTCGACCGTCAATCCCCCAGGCGAGCGCCTTGCACCCTTCTACGATGCGTCCGGCGTTGATCAGGCCCACGGCCCGACTGGCGCAAGTGCTCGGTGTGCCGACGTTATGCGCGTGGCTGCTCAAGGCATCAAAGGTGCTCTGCCCGATCGCCTGATTGGTCAGGCAGTCGGCCAAAGCCAGTTGCCCCTTTGCGATCACTTGGGCTTCCACCTCGGCGCAGCGCGCATCGGACCAGTAGTCGCCGACGATTACCGGCTGCGGACTGGTATAGCGAGTGATGCCCTTACATACGGTAGGCAGTCCCTGGGCGAGCTTGTCGGCATAAACGACGTTCTGTCCCTCGCCTTCCCAATCGCCCAGAAAAATGCCCAGACTGCTGCTGCAGAGCACAATGACGCCGGCGGCGATCTTGGCGCGCAGGCTCATGGCTTTTCCTTCCAGTCGCGCAGCATCCGCCGGTACTTGGGGGCCAGCAGTAGGATCTGCAGCACCATGTAGAGCGCGGTCAGCATGTAGGCCACCGACGACCAGTCGACCGCACCAGTGACACCAGTGGCAGCGACGCCGATCGCGGGCGATGCCTTGACCAACGCGATTGCAGTGTCCTGGGCAGCCTGATTCGTGCTCATCGATGAGCCTCTTTTTCGAAAATGGTCTGGCACGGGACGCAGCGGGTCATCCCCCCCAGCGCCTGGCGCGCTGCCGGGATCTTTGCGTCGCAGTCCTCGCAATGGGTCAGGCTTGGCCCGCTCGGGCGCTTGCGGGCGAGCTGGGCCGCGATGGCTTGGTCGCGTTGACGCTGCTCCAGAGCCTGGGCGCGATCGAACGGGCAAACCATCAGGTCAGGCCCTCGATCTCTGCAGCACTCAGATACGGCACGCCGTTGATCTTCACGAAGTCCGGCGACGTCACATCGAACGGAATCTTGTGGGTGTTCTTTGCGCCGCCCTTGGGGTCGATGCTCAGCAAGCTGGAGATGCGCAACTTGCAGCCGAACGCCTCGATGCGCAGTTCTTCCTCGCCAGCCTTGGCGAAGAACACGATGTCGAAAGGCTCCAGCTCGCGGAAACTGCCCGAACTTTTGGCCTGCTCGACCATCAAGTTGAAATTGGTGGTATCCAGCTCGATTTCGCCAGCCGCTGCGACGTCGCCGTCGACGTGGCCATTGGGTACGCCCTTGGTCTGGGCAACGGTGCTGTTGTCGGTGATATCCAACGTTGCCGCCTCAACGTGAACCAGCGAGTCGCCGAGATTCACGTCGAAGTTTTTGCCGCCAATCTTTGCAGCCATGACTTACTCCGTATCGGTGGTCGAAAGGTCCAGCGCGATGTTCGCGGTCAGGTCTTTCGGGCAGTGGAGGGGGGTGAGCTGCAGATACGCCTCGACGGCGGTCTTGCTCTTCCAGGTCAGAACGATGTCGCCGTCCTTGGGCTGCTCGATCTCGCCCGGGAACACCTGGCCAGCGAAACGGGTGGACTTGGCCATCGCGCGCAGCGGGGCCATGAGCTTCGAAGTGGTGGTTGCCATGCTATTGGCCGAGCTGTTCAGCGAGCGATCGCCGACGTAACGGATCAGCAAGATCCGGACGCGACGTGCCGCCTTGTCGACGACTCGCAGGTATTCGATCACCTGGTAATCGCTGCCAGGCGCGTCCAGCAGGTTGCCGTCGCCCCAGAAGGTGCCCGGGTAATCGGGATAGGTCTGCGGTACGGAAAGGCGGGCGGCATCCAGCTGGCTCAGAACGGCCGACTGCAGCGGCGTGCCTTCGGAATCGACGGGCTCAGCGCCCAAACCCACGACCGCACCGGTTGCGACGCGCATTGGCGAATCGGCAATGCTTACGGCGGCGTTGGCCAGGCGGCCGGCGAGCACGCCCAAGTTATTGCCGTGCATCTGCGGAACAGCCAGCACACGCGGCGCGGCCAGGCCGTCGACAATCTTCTTGGCGCTAACCACGTAGTCGTTCCAGGTCTGCGCCTGGGCGATTCCGGCCAGCGCAGCCATGACGAACAGACGACGGCCCAGGCGGTTGCCCAGCTCGATCGCCTCATCGTGCATGGCGGACAGCTCGGCGGTCGTGGTCACCGGCGTGGTGATAACGACCGCTTCCACCGAGTAGGTGCGGTTGGCCGCTTCCAGGGCGTCCTGCCAGTTGCCGTCAGCAGCCATCGGGGCCGCTACGCAAGCCCAGCGGTCGCCGCCATTGAGGCGTGCTGCGGTGATCTGGGCCTTGAGTTCGCTGTCTACGACGCCCAACTGGACGTCCAGGTCGCTTTGAGTGTCCAGGGGGACCAGCTTGCCGACATTCTTGGACGCCGGACCGATGAACAGGAAATAGCGCTCAATCTCGGTCACGGCACCCTGGCCGAGGTTGAGATTGTTGACGCTGACTTTGCCGAGTGCCATGTGATGCCTCGTTAGCGGGGTGAATTGATGATTTGTTGAAGCACCAGGTTCACCAGCTGGCTGGTTTCGCTGTTGCTCGCGCCGAGGAACTGGCGTTTCGGCAGGGTGATATCCCAGCTCTGTGCGCCGGTTGTCGCGGTTCGTTCGGAGTCCAGGATGCGGATCAGCAATCCCGCCCGGGCGTAGTTCAGGTGTTGCTGGATCCAGGCAACTGCTGGGCGGGACGCGGATTTTTTGCCTGGCTGACGGACCTTGAAATTCAGCTGACGCAAGCGTTTCGCCTGTTTCTCGGTAGCGGCGGTGCCAGGCGGCACCCGGTTCCACTGGCGCATTTGCGCGGCGGTGCGCCGCTCGGATACACCGTTGTGTTGCTGCGAGGCGACCCAGCGGGTCAGTTGGTTGCGCCATCCCAGCTCGGCTTCGGTCGGACTCAGGCGGGTGACCTCCAGCAATTTTCCGAGGCCCGCCTCCATCTTTTTCTTGCCCTTGCTGTTGTCCTTGCGCGCCTCAAACGGCGTACCGTCCAGGTTCTCCTGGTTGCGGATCCGCTGACGGCTCAGGCTGCGTACGCGCTTGCTGACGTTGTTGAGCAGTCGCTTGCGCTTGGGCGCTGGCAGCTCCATCAAGGCCAGCAGATCCTGCGCTTCGAGCATGCCGCTAATGTCCAGCTCGAACGTGCTACGCGCCATGGCCGGTCACCTCACCGGATTCCGCGATCCATAGGTCGAACGGCACGAACGACCAGGTCTTGCCATAGGCTTCAATCTCGCCTTCCAGATCCTCAGCCAAGTACTGCGCCTCGGAGAACTGCAGCTTGATGTCGACGTCGGCCAGATCGTTGTCGAGCATGACCACGTCGAACACCACAGCAGGCAGGCCGTCGCGATCCTGGTCGTGAGTTTCCAGCCAGCTGCCCACCAGGGCGAACAGGCGCGCCGGGTTATCCGCGAACCGCTCGATGGCGATGGTTGCGCCGTAGTTCATGTCGCCCATGTGCATGCCCTGCGTGTCGGGCTTCCAGATCAATTCCACCTGCACCTGGTCGGTCCAGCTGTCGAGCTGTTCCGGCGCGACCAGGTTGCGGTCGATCAGGTAAGTGGTCAGGGCACGGAGCTTGATCACAGCAGCGCCGCCGTGATGCGTCCGCGGCCTTGCAGCGAGCGAACCGCCTGCTGGCTGAACTCCAGAAAGGTTTCCTTGCGCTCGGGAGCTTCCTTGCCCAAGTTCTCGGCACTTTCGCGACGGACGATCGACGCGAATTCAGGCAGCAAGCTGGACTTGGCGCGGCAATAAACGGCGCGCTTGTACGTCTCGGCTTGAAAGGTGCGCTCCGGCAGGACGGTGGTGTCTGCAGACTCAACGCGTGACACTCCAGCGCCCTGCCAGCGCGCTTTTAACTTCGCCAAATCACGATTGACCTCGATCATGGCGGTAGTCAGGTTGATGACCAGCACGTCTACCAGGTGCTCCGCCGGCAGGCGGTAGCCCTTCTGGAATTCGGTCACGGAGAGGTCCGGCCAAAAGCCGTCGTTCTCGATCGCTTGTTCCACAAAGGTGGTGGGTTTCCCGGAAAAGCTCATTGCTAGCCGCTCGAATAGGGCGGGGAGCCTGTTTTCAGTGGGACGGTCCATAAATGGGCGGCTCACTTCCACAGTTCCCCGCTGGGGGGGTAGTCGGTTACTGGGCGCCGGTCACGGCGGGGGGTTGTTTGGCGATCGACTTGCGGCACTTCGCAATGCGCGTCTCATTGCCTGCTTTCGCGTAAAGCTCGGTAGATCGTTCCAGGTGCTGGAGCGCGGTTTCCCACTGCTCGGCCTCCATGGCGCGCATGCCGATCAACTTGTGGTACTTGCTCGGGATCTGTTCGGTCAGCTCCCATTCACCGTCGACGCGAGGCAGCAGATCGGACAGGTACGGCTCCGGGCTGCGTTGCGCGTTGTATTCGGCGTAAGCCCAATCAATCACTGCGTCCGCAACGAAGGTTTGCACGTCGCGGCGCTTAAACCGCTCGGGCATCTCCTGGCCCTGCCCGATAGCAAAGTCCGCCAGCGCCAGACCGTCTTCGAACTGCTCGGTGTCGAACAGCCAGACCATCACCTGCACCAGAACGCGATTCGGCATCACCAGACCCGAGTCCATGTAGCGCTGAATGAAATCCTGGTACTTGGGCAACAGCTCCTCGCGCTTGAGTGCCTGACGCCCGGCGAGACCCTTGATATCGCTAAGGCGCTGCAGATCCTGATCCAGAGAGGCTTCCATCAGCAGCAGGTGCTTTTTCGCGTTGGCCGGGCTG